TGGACATAGAGATGGGAGGGGGCATAAAACCGGGGGTTATTCGAGCCTCTGGCGTCACGGAGGGGGGCAAGACTTCCTGCGGCCTAGCTTTCGCTAAGAATTTCCAAAAAATGGATAACTCTTTAGTTATCTACATTAAAGCAGAGGGTCGTTTATCCACCGACATGGTAGAGAGGATGGGCATAGATACAAGCGAGGAGAAGTGGTTTGTATTTAAATGTAATGTTTATGAAACTGTCATTAATTTCATGCGGCAAATGGTTAAAGATAATCCATCAAATACGAGGTATATGTTTATCATTGATTCCATGGACGCTCTCGTACCGAAAGGGGATTTAGAGAAAGGCGCAGAGGAAGCACTCAAGGTGGGCGGGGGCGCGTTATTAAGTTCCGACTTCCTGCGCAGGATGGCTCTCGGACTAGCAACAAGAGGCCATATTTGCTATATGATCTCTCAAGTCCGGAGCACCATTAAGATCAACCCTTATGAAAAAACTGCGCCTCAAGTAACCAACGCGTCCGGTGGTAACGCTGCGTTACATTATAGCGACTGGATTCTAGAATTTCAGCCAAGATATGTCAAAGACTTAATAACCACTCAACCCCAAGGAAAGGGGGATCAATTAGGGCACTGGTGCAAGGTGGTATTTAGAAAAACGCCAAACGAAAAAACAGGGATAGCCGTGAGATACCCCATCAGATACGGTAGAAAAAACGGCAAGAGTATATGGGTGGAGAAAGAAGTCGTAGACATGATGCTCGCTTGGGAAATGGCCACAGCGAAAGGCGCTTGGGTGACAATCTCTGACGAGATAATCGAAGAAGTTAAAACCGAAACGGGGTTAGAGCTTAAAAAGCAGCACCAAGGGGTAGATAATCTTAGTAAATATTTTGAAGAAGAAAAAGAAATCGGTAAATATTTGTTTACCAAATTCAGAGAGGTATTAAAAAAATCATGACGGTACTTGTTACAGGCGGCGGGGGTTTTATAGGCAGTAATCTGGTAGACGCCTTAGTTAAAGCCGGACACAGAGTTATTAGCGTTGATAATAAAAGCGCGAATGCTTCTGGATACTATAAAAATACGAATTCTATTATATATAATTCAGATATAAATTGTGACGCTTTTCTATCTGAGCTCTTTGGGTCGCATGAAATAGACACGGTCTTTCATTTAGCTGCGGACGCAAGAATCCAGTACGCAATAAAATATCCAATGAAAGTTTTTGATAATAATTTCACAGGGACAGTAAGGCTGTTATCTTTTTGTAAGGAGTACGGGGTTAAGAGGTTCATATTTTCATCGACGTCTTCCATTTATGGGCTGAAAAATAATCCGCCACTAACAGAAGACATGCCGGCCGATTGCCTAACCGCTTACGCCATCAGTAAACACGCCGCAGAGGAGGCTTGCACAATGTACTACAAACTGTACGGCCTAGAAACTGTCGTCTTGAGGTATTTCAACGTGTATGGCCCAAGAGAGCCGGATAAAGGGGAGTACTCTACGCTCATAAAAAGATTCCGAATGCAAAGAGACGCGGGAGAAAACATGACTATCGTCGGTGATGGGGGTCAAACAAGAGACTTTACTCATGTAGACGATGTTGTTAGAGCCAATATCTTAGCGGCTAAGAGCATACTGCCGGCGGCATCCTATAATGAAGTCTTCGGTGGGGTGTTTAATATTGGTTCGGGCAATAGCTACAGCGTCCTTGAAATTGCAGAAATGATTGGTGGGCAAACAGAATTTATACCGGCGCGAGATGGGGAGGCCAGAGACACATTGGCTGACGTCAGTAAAGCGAAGACTCTACTGGATTGGGAACCTACAAAGTGGGTGGAGGATTATATACGTGAGGCTTTATAACATTCACGGCAAGCTGCAAAGCAAAAGGGTAACGAAATATCTGATATCTTGGGGCAAAAAGTCTCGCTCTAAATTACAATTTTCAGTCAAGCAATTTTTTAAACCGTACTGGGAAAACCATATAGTCTATGAAGAGTTTCCCGTATTCGGAAGCAGAATGAAGGTGGACTTCTTAAACGCAACAAAGAAGATCGCCGTAGAAGTTAATGGCCCACAACACGGCAGCTTTAATAAATTTTTTCACAAGAATTCTAGATTAAATTACCTAGAATCAATAAAGAGGGACTGCCAAAAGAGGGAGTGGTTAGAAAAAAATAATTTTCAAGTTCTCGAAATAGAAGAAAGTGACATTGAAAAACTTTCTCCGAAATTCATTGAACAAACTTTCGGCTGTGTTATTATATAGCCATCTAGGTCATGGATTTCCCTTGACCTAATCGTAAAAAACAACAATAATAAGGAAAACAATAATGAGTAAGATATATTCAGAGAGAGTAGAAAGACACGTTCTAGGAGGACTAATCAAACACCCAAAAGTATTCGCAGAGGTAGATGGATTTATTAATGAAAGAGATTTTTTTCACAATGTTCACTATACTATTTTCTGTGTCCTGCGAGACAGTGTTTACAAGAATGAAAAGATAGATGAGGTACTCCTTGCAACAAAAATCCAGAACTTGGGGGTAGCATTTAAGGATGATATTAATATTCATCAATATATTTCGAGCATCACATTCACGCAGATAACTCAGGGGGCAACCGTAGAAGCCTGTAAAGAGTTAGTTAAGCTGAGGGTGAGAAGGGAGATAGACGAAACCGCAGAAAAGATAGCAGATGAAGTGCGTAATGCTGGGGAGAAAAACGTAGATGAAATAGTAGCTTTATGTGATTCAATTTATAACGATAAAATCTCTAGCTACCAGTTTGACGAAGAGCCGGTAGAAATTATGGACGGCTTAGAGGATTTACTCCAAGAGCGCGCGGAAGCACCAGAAGAAGATACGGGCATAGCAACCCCATACGAAGAGTTCAATAGAATGTATGGAGGATTTAAGGCTGGGCATGTTTACTCTATTGCCTCTAGACCGGGGGAAGGTAAAACCACTTGGCTCGTAGACTGTGGGTTTAAGGCTGGCGAAATCAATGATGTTAAAGTTCTCTACCTAGACACTGAAATGATGACTGAGGAAATCAAATTTAGATTAGCTTCCTCGTTCACAGATATACCTACATGGTATTTGGAAACAGGTAACTGGGCCAAGAATTCAGACCTTATCAACAAAGTTAATAACTGTGACAAGCTCAAAAAAGGATCTAATTTCTACCATTTTCACGTAAGTGATAAGCCAATCGAGAGGGTGTGCTCAATAATTAAAAGATGGTACTACTCAGTGGTTGGTAGGGGTAATAAATGCATGATTATATACGATTACGTAAAGCTCACTGGGGAAACGCTTGGCAAAAATTACATGGAGTATCAAATTATTGGAGATAAAATCAACCAACTAAAGAGGGTCGCTGAAGAAGTGAACGCCCCAGTGCTAACAGCCATACAGCTTAACCGGACAGGGGAATCTAGAAACCGGAGAGCGGCAGATATAGTTGATGATAGCTCCGCGTTTGCCCTGTCAGACAGGCTCCAGTGGATCGCTGCCTTCACTGCGATTTTTAGACGGAAAACCCTTGAGGAGGTCGCCATTGACGGAGAAGAGTTCGGAACGCACAAATTGGTTCCAACTAAAACCCGCTTCCAAGGTAAGGACGCGGCGGGTCATAGAGACTTTTTAAGAAGGACCGAGGAAAGCGGCTCGAGCAGGTTCGTACCCAACTTCATAAACTTTAATGTAGGCAACTTCGCCGTTGACGAAAGGGGCTCATTGAGGCATATTATTGAAAGGGAGAACGAAACCTACGAGGTTCAAGATTCTAACGAAAATGACAGTCAAGACGTACTGTAATGCGAGACTCAGAAAATCTGAAAGAAATCCTATTGGATTTAGGTTATCAGAACATAACCGATATGGGCAAAGAGCTAAGAGCCAAGCCCATTTATCGGGATTCTGATAGCAGCACAGTATTACGAATCAGGAAAGATACAGGTCATTGGGTTGATTTTAGCAAAAACATCAGCGGCACGTTCGAGGAGTTGGTTCGGCTCTCCCTAGGTGTAGACGACATAACCCAAGCCAAAGAATATATTGCGAGTAAGTGGGGCGCGCCCCGAAAAACGAGGGTCACCCCGAAACCGGAAATAAGAATGCCAAAAGTTTTTCCAAAAGAATCGTTATCCAAACTAGTACCCGAACACGACTACTGGGTAGACAGAAACGTGGCTTTGGATACCCTGCGGATGTTTAAGGGCGGCATAATTAAGGAGGGCAGGATGAAAGACAGGTATGTATTCCCTATATTCAATCACAAAGAAGAACTTATCGGAGCCTCTGGTAGGGATTTAATTAACGACCCGAACAATAAGAAGAGGCCTAAATGGAAACACGTAGGGAACAAAAGTGAGTGGAAGTATCCATTATTTTTTAACTATAAAATTATAAAAGAAAAAAATGAAGCAATTCTTATAGAGAGCATAGGCGATATGCTTGCTCTTTGGGACGCTGGAGTAAAAAATACCATAGTGACATTTGGCTTAGACACGAGCGTAGCAATAATTAATTTCCTATTAAGATATGATATAGAAAAAATACGCATCTCACTCAACAACGATGCAGACAACAACTTCGCAGGGAATGAAGCTGCGGAGAAATTGCAAAGAAAACTAAGAAAGTATTTTGACGAACATCAGGTAAGCATTAAGCTGCCCACTCAAAACGACTTTGGAGAAATGACAAAGCAAGAAATCAACCACTGGTACCATGCCTAAGAAGAAAACAGTATACTTATCTGCCTCGCGGATCAAAACCTTAGAGAGTTGTAGCTGGCTTTACTGGGGAAAATATCACCTTCACCTTCCCGACACGGGAAATGACGGGGCTGCTCGCGGCACAGTGTGCCATAGAATATTTGAGCTATTATTGTCCGAAAAGAACTTTAAATATTTCGAATTGATTATGTCAGAGAAATCTACCGCAGCCTGCAAGGCTGTTTGTAGATTAGTCAGGATACTCCTCAAGAAAGAGGGTTTCTACAACGAAGAAAACTACGACCTGTGCTTGGATATGATCCTCACCGGTCTAAAGTGTGACTTCTTTGGCTCCGAAGACCTAATATACGGAGAGCCGTACATAGAACGCCCAGAGGAGGCGTTCAAAATTGAAAATAAAAAACCTGTCTGGAATGCTAGGGGCTTCATAGACAAACCCATACAGTACAAAGACACGAGAACCCTCAAGATTGTAGATTATAAGAGTAGTAAGATGAAATTTAGAGGGGAAGAGCTTACGGGTAACGTACAAGCCATGATGTACACATTAGCCGCGCACAAAATATGGCCAGACAAGTTCGACAAAGTGATTGTTCAATTCCTGTTCATCAAATTCCCCAGATCACCCATTCAAGAGCTAGAGTTTTCCAAAGAGGAACTCAAAGGCTTCGAGCTTTACTTAGAGTATGTAAATAAAATAGTCTCTAAGTTCGATGAGAGAAGCGCACAGACCAACTTCGCGATAGATGGTGGTTGGAAAACTAAATGGATGTGCGGCCCTACCAAAAGTGGCTGGGAATGCCCCATTAAAAAGCCTTTTGATTATTATAATCTTGTAGACGAAAAAGGCAATTTCATAAAGAGCTCCTTCGAAGACGACTTAGTGCCAGAAAAAGGGCAGAAAGTGGAGAAAAAGTCTTACGAAGGTTGTCCAAAATTTCAAAATATTTCAGAGGAAGAAGACCCATTTAATCTTTGACAAGATGGTAAATTTCCTTTAGTCTTATAGAAATGGTAATTCCAATTTTCAAAAGTCACTATTCGATAGGAAGGA